ATTTCTGGATTTTTTATCAACACATCCACAATTAGAGCAAGTTTGGCTTGTATAAGCAGGATTAACTTTTGTTAATAGAACACCGTTCTCTTCACAAAGTCTTTCAAGTTTATCTATAGTTTGCTTATAAGATCAATATTGCATCTTGTTCATTGTTTTTGTATAAATTCTTTTATTCTTTTTTGTGTTTTTCTTTACATTCTTTAAATCTTCTATAACAATTTCTTTAATATTATTTATATTCAATAAATTACATATTCTATTAATTTCATTGGATTTATATTTAAGTAATTTTTTATATGATTTTGAATTTTTTTGTTTTCTAACTAATTGTTGGTAAATTTCAAATAAAGAAGAACCTAAAATTTGACCATTAGAACATGAAAGTAATTTTTTATATCCTTGATCAATACCTAATGCAAATCCTTCTTGTTTCTTTTCAGGTTCTTTTTGTGAATAAAATAAATTAATGTAATAATTATCATTAATGATTTTTAATTGAATTGATTTTTTTCTTTCCCAATTAATATATTTCAAGCTGTGTTTGTGATGTTTAAAAGGAAGATTTATTGTAATTGCTTTCTTCTTATTTTCAATAAAATAAGGTGATTTAACTCTAATGAATTCATCAAAACAGTTCCCTTGTTGAAAATCAATAAGTCTTGAATCTAAAGATATAGTTAAGTTTTTTATTTCAGGAACAGTAAAATATTTAGTATAAAGAATGTAATTAAGATTTAATTCACTATATTTTTTATTAGTAAATAATTTATGTTTATTATTTTGTTTACATTTAGCATAAAGTTTTTTATAATTATTATATCTTTTATTATTACTTTTTTTAATTTGACTTCTAATTATTTCAGAAGCTTCTTTATAAATAATTTGTTTTCATTGAGAATGTTTAATAATATTAGTAGGAAGTAATTTACTAGACAAATTCTTTTTTAGAGGCAATTGATTAGAACAAATCAAATTAATATAATATTGAAGATCTTTTTTATAATCTATAAAAATCTTCTCTAAAATATTAGATTTAAAGTTTGTTTGATATTTAAGAATATGTTGACTTGTTCTAATCATTTTTTAATTATTTTACTATTTCCTCAGTTTTTATTTTCAATTTAAAAGAGTTTTAGAAGAAACCCTGAGATCTTTAACTAATTTTGATATTTTTATTAAGTTTTTGTTCCATTATATTATTATTTATATTATTTTATTTAAAGGAAAATTTAATGAATATTTTAGAAAAAATAGATAGTTTTTTAAATGAGGCAAAATTTTCAACAAATAGCATAAAAAAGGTTAAAATAATGAATTTTTATAATTGATTAAATGAAAACAAAGAAATAAGTATGTCTAAAAAGATTTGAAATACATTATCTAATAAAGCAAAATCTTATATTAATGAATGAGAAGCGGTAGGATGACATAAAAGTAATCTTTCAAAATCATTTAAAAATAATGATGAAATTGCTAAAGAAATAATTCAAAAATTTACACCAATTAGAAATTATTTAAAAGAAAAACATGGAAAAACTATAAAACTTTATAGAGGAATGATTAAATCCTCTAATGATAATAAAAATTCTATTTTATCATCATGAACAAGTGATAAAAAGGTTGCTGAACATTTTGCTGGATTAAGAACACCGGGAGATTGAAAATCATTATTAAAAAAAGAAATTTCTGATAAAGAAATAAATGATGCAATTAAAAAATTACATTCTAAAGGATACACTTTTTTTAAAGATTATAAATATATTTTAGATAAAAACGATCCCACTTCAGTTCATGTTTATTATAAAAATAATTTTCTTACTACTGACTATACAAAATACATAATAGATAATTTTAAAGAACAACAAGAAGATGTTCAAAAACATAATAAAAAATTATTAGATAAAGCCATTGTAATAGAAAAAAATATAGATATTGATAAAATTGTTTGAATTACAAATAATTTAAATTCTAAAGAATTTATTGTTTTAAATAGGAAAATTTAATGAGAAAATTAATTTTATTATTATATTTGTTATTTTTATTTGGATGTTCACAATCAATTCCAAATAAAGAAAAATTTATTATTAAAGAAAAAACTATAACACCATCCGGATGAACAGATTATTGTAAAGATCATCCAGAAGATCCTTTTTGTAAGGAGAAATAAATGGAAATTCTTACTGATAAAAAATGACAACAATTACAAGATATTAATAATGATGTTAATTATAAAATAATATATACTACAGACAAAAAAAATTATGGTAAATCTGATAAATGAGCTATAACCAATAATAAAGGTGATTGTGAAGATTATGCTTTAACAAAAAGACAAAAATTAATTGAATTAGATTGAAATTATAAAAATTTAAGATTAGCTACATGTTGAATAAATAAAAATAAAACAGGTTATCATGCAGTATTAATTGTTATTACAAATAAAGGGGATTTTGTATTAGATAATAGAAGTAATTTCATTGAAACAAAATCCTCAATGAAATATATTTGAGATAAAATTCAAGATGAAAATGGTAATTGGTGTAAAGTATGTTAAAATTATTTTTTCTGATTAAATTATAAAAATGCCCTATTAAAATTAAATAATAGGGCATTTTTAATTTATTTTTAAAATAATTAATAAAATATTGATTTAATTAATCATAATTAGTAATATCTACTTTTTGATAAAAATTGTTAGCCCCAAAAATACTTTCACCAATTGCATATCTTGAATGAACAAGTAAATTAGGTTGAAATGTATTTTCTCCTGAACTTTCTAGAGCTGTTAATATATAAGGAAGATAAAAAATTCCAGCATGTAAATCACTTGATCCTTTATATCCTACTACATACTTATCTGTATCTCAAAAAATATTTCTGTATAATTTTTTTTCATTAATTTTTCCTGCACAATAAACTTTATCTAAATTATTAATATAATCTTCTGCAGCTGTTGCTACTGTATAAAAAGGTGTTGATTCTAATACAGTACAAATATTAGGAGATGCTATAATATAATTTCCTACACCCATATTAGTATTTGATCCAATAGCATTAGCCTTTGAAATTACATAACTAACAAAGGATGCATATTTATCTGCTTTATTATCTCCAGCCACAGTACTAAAATCTAAACTTCCTGATGTTGCTACACTTTCAATTTTAGTAATAATTTCATTATCAATTTCTGCTGCGATTTCAGCAGCCATTCCATTAATTAATGCTTCTTTTAAATCAATATTATGCATACTATTAAAATCTTGAATTAATTCTTCTGTAAATCTAGCTCTTAATTTTCTTGATTTTGCTTCTACTTGTTTTTTCTCTAATTTAATATTTAAATCTTTTATTCCTGTCCCATTTCCAATACCTAATCCTACATTAGTATTAGAACCTAATTGCTCACTTGCACTAACTTCATAACTTCCAGTATATGAAGAATCAATTCTATTTGTTCCTAATTCTATATTACTTTCTGAATCATAAGTGCTATTTGCATAATATCTTAATGCGTAATATAATCCAACAGGACCATTCATTGGCTGAATACCAACCATATCTTTAGCTTGTAAATGATCAAATGTTCTATTTGTTAATGATATTCAAAAATGATATAATCCATTTATATCATAATCTGATCCTAATGAAGTATTAGCATAAGCAGTAGCTTCATTTAAATTAAAAGATTTATCTTGTCTATTAATAATATTACAAAGATTTTCAATTAATTGTTTTTTATTAGAATAATGTATTGATTTTTTTTCGTTTTCAGAAAAAATATTTTCTAAATTTTCCATTTAATTTCCTCCTGGAAGATTTTAATAAATAATTAATATAGTGGTTATTATTATTTATATTTTTAAGGAAATTAAATAAATGAAAAATTTTATTTGTGAAGTATCAAAAAAGAAATGTGCTGTTTTAGAAAAACATCATATTACTTCAAGGTGTTATGGAGGATCAAATCATTCTTCTAATATTGCTTGAGTTTCTCCAACTGTACATCGTTTAATTCATCGGGGAAAAATTATCTTAGAAGGTCGTTTTGATGGAACTTCAGGAAATATTTTAGTTTGAAGACTTGAAAACGAACCATCTATAACAGAATTTCCTGATCCTAAAGTTTTCTTAATTAATGATAATTCTTTTTGAAAACCGGAATTAGTAGAAAAAATGATAAAAGGTAATTAAAAATGGCAATTAGATATGATGATAAATTTGTTAAAGAACCCAATTTAGAACAAGAATATACAAAAGAACAAATTGAAGATTTAGTAAAATGTTCAAAAAATATTACTTATTTTTTAAATTTTGTTACTATTGTTACTTTAGATGGTGGAAGAAAAAAATTAGGAAATTTATTATATGATTATCAATACAAAATTATTGATATTTGTAATAAAAATAGATTTTCTATTTTTCTTTGTTCTAGACAATCTGGTAAAACTACAACATTGGGTGCTTATGCATTATGATATGCTTTATTTAATAAAGATAAATTTATTGGTATTGCTTCTAATAAAGCTTCTGGTGCTAAAGATGTATTAAGAAGAATTAAATTAATGTATGAAGAATTACCTTTTTGATTAAAACCAGGAGTTGTTGAATATAATAAAGGTTGTTTAGAATTTGAAAATGGTTCGCGAATTGAAACATCTGCTACTACAGAAGATACTTTTCGCGGACGCTCAATTTCACTACTTTTATTGGACGAGTATTCCTTTATTCAAAATAATATTGCTAGAGAATTTTATACTTCTGCATATCCAGCTATTGCAGCTTCTAAAACATCAAAAATTATTATTATTTCTACACCAAATGGTTTATTTAATCACTTTCATGAATTATATACTAATGCAGAAAAAAATTTAAATGAATATAAACATTTAAAAGTTACTTGAGATCAAGTTCCTGGAAGAAATGAAGAATGAAAGAAACAACAATTAAGAAATATGTCACAACAACAATTTGATCAAGAATTTAATGTTTCTTTTGGAAATTCTGCTAATACATTAATATCTAAAGAAGCTATTTCTTATATGGAAACAACTATTACTGAACCAATTCATTATGATCTTGAAAATAAATTAAGAATTTATGAATATCCACAAGAAAATAATAATTATATAATGGGAATTGATCCATCTAAAGGATCTGGTGCTCACGATGCAACAATTCAAATTTATAAAATTGAATCATTAAATCCAATTAAAATAATAAATGTAGCTACTTTTCAATCTAATACTACTAATACATACAAATTCTCTGAAATTATTAATAAATTATCTATATATTATAATAATGCTAAAATATTTATTGAAAATAATGGAGAAGGTGCTGCTGTTTCTCAAAACTTATGATGAGTTTTTGAAAATCCAAATTTATATAATCATGGAAATAAAATAGAAGAAATAGGAATTAGAGCAACAAAAGGAACAAAAAATACTGCAATAACAACAATGAAAAAATTAATTGATGATGGACAATTAATTATTAAAGATAAAGAAACTGCTAGACAATTATCTACATATACAGAGAAAAAAAATTCTCTAACAACAGTAGATGGAAAAGATGATTTAATTTCAGGATTATATTGAGTAGCATTTG